GAATCTCTATTAGAGAAGTTTGAGAGTGTAATACAATTTGAAAAATTAAAAGGTTTTAGTAGAATTTTATCATGAAAATTTTAGTTACTGGTCATCGTGGTTTCATTGGAAGTCATGTGTATGAACATTTGACAGAGTTGGGATTTGATGTTGATGGATATGATATTCCATATGACATAGGAGATTTCAAAACAAATAAGAAGTATGATGTTGTTATACATCTTGCAGCCAACGCTGCCATTCGTGAAGCTCTTAAAGATCCTGATGCATTTTGGGAAAACAATGTAGTTAAATCTAAACCTATATTTGATTATTGTAGAGATAATGATGTTAGATGTTTATATGCAAGTTCAGCATCTGTATATGAATGGTGGATGAATCCATATGCAATATCTAAGAAAGTAAATGAGATACAGGCTCCACCTGATAGTGTGGGTATGAGATTCTTTAATGTATATGCACCGAAAGTAAGTCGTTCAGATATGTTGTATCGTATGTTAGAAACTAAAACTGCAACTTATCTTACAAGACATAAGAGAGATTGGATACACGTAGATGATGTTGTCTATGCTATTGCCACTTTGATGCCCTCAACATATACTGGGGTTATAGATGTTGGTACTGGTAATCCAGTAGCTGTAATTGATCTTGCTATGAAAATGGGAATGGGTCATTTACCTATCAAGGAAGAGACACCAGGCGAAAGAGATATCACATGTGCTGATACTACTGAGTTGCGTAAACTTGGATGGATGCCAACAATAAATATTCTGGACACAGTATGAAACACTCTAAACTAGATCTCTTTGATAACGTATTCGATAAATTGGAGGAAGAAAATGCCTCATCACAAAATATGGGAGAGTGGACGGAACCCATACCGTCGGCCCGACAAGGGAAAGAAAAAACCACAAATGCTGAGACAAGCACGTAAAAGGTTAGCCCAGTTCAAAAAGTTGCACACAAGACCTTCTGGCCACCGCCAGGGGTCTTATAATATGGCCATACAAGCAACAAACCCATGACCGTTAAATTTGAAATCAAAGACCAACTTGCAAAACTTCTTGCAACTGAAGATCTAGTCGTAGAACATAAGAAAGTATTGACTGCTAGTTTCAATGTGAGTACTAGAGTATTAGTCCTACCTATGTGGGAAAAGGCTTCTAACAATGTATATGATATGTTGGTTGGACATGAGGTTGGTCATGCATTGTTCACACCAAATGTAGACATTGCATCATTCAAAGCTCCTTCTTCATACATCAACGTAATTGAAGATGCAAGAATCGAGAAACTTATCAAACGTAAGTTTCCTGGCCTATGTAAGTCATTCTTCCGTGGATACTGGGAGTTACATGAACAAGATTTCTTTGAGGTTCAAGGTCTAGATTCTGATGAGATTACTTTGATTGATCGTATCAATCTATACTACAAAGGTAGTAAGGATATGGTCTTTGCTGATGATGAGAAAGTATTTGTAGAGAGAACAGGTAATACAGAAACATTTGAAGAGGTTTGTGAATTGGCTGAAGAGATACATGCTTTCATGAAAGAACAGAAAGAGAAGAGAGAACAGGAAAAGATTGATGATACTGATTTTGATATGAGTTCAGAAATGAGTAATGATATTAAAAAGGGATCTGGAGAGTCATCTGGTGAAGATGTAGAGGAATCTGAGGAAGAGGGTGAAGGTGAATCATCACATCCTCTATTCGATGAGGAACAACAAACTGAAGGAGGTAGTTCTATTTCAACAGATGATCTTATGGGTGGTGATCATTTTGAAGAACCAGATATAGATGAAGCTGTAACAGATACAAACTTATCTAAGAATCTAATAGACAACTTATTAGATCTAGAATCCAATCGTATGGAGACCACATATCTTAGTGTTCCATCTGTGAATACAGAGACAGTGATTGTTCCACCTCAAGATATATGGGATTACTTTGATAGAAAAACTGCAGAGTTAGAAGCAGAGGAAACTCATTACTATAATTATCAATCATTAGAATTCTCATCTAATGAGTATGAGACTTTCAAACAATCAGCAAAGAAGGAGGTAAATTATCTTGTCAAAGAATTCGAGTGTCGCAAGTCTGCCACAGCTTATGCTCGTTCTACTACTGCTCGTACTGGTGTCCTCGATACAAGTAAGTTACACACTTATAAGTTTAATGAGGATCTTTTTAAGAAGATTACAGTTCTACCAGAAGGTAAGAACCACGGATTAATCTTTATACTTGATTGGTCTGGTTCAATGAATTTTGTTCTTAAGGATACTGTCAAACAATTACTAAACCTAGTTTGGTTCTGTAAGAAAGTGAAGATACCTTTCAATGTATATGCATTTACAAACGAGTGGTATCGTAACTGTGATGATGGTAGAATACCTCAGAGGCCTTATGGTGAGTTGATACATCAAGATTTTGTAGATCATGAACTAAGAGTTTCAGATCAATTCAATCTATTGAATATGATTTCTAGTGATTCACCAATCAGAGAGTTTGAACAACATTGTAAAAACTTATTCTGTCTTGTTGAAAATTCTCAGAGTTCATACAACTATCCAAGATTATCTTTATCAGGAACACCATTGAATGAAGCTATTATCTCATTACATACTCTTATACCAGAGTTCAAGAGTAAGTATAAAGTTGAGAAACTAAACACAATTATTCTTACTGATGGTGAGTCTCAATCTATGTCATACAATAAGGCATATGTAGATAGACATACTGGAGAAACTCACAATGGTACATATTCTGTAAGTAGTTATACCAACGCATTGAGAGATCGTAAACTTGGTAGAACATACAATATGAAAAATGATTGGAGTGGTCTTACACAAGTCTTACTACAAAATATATCTGAGAAATTTGCTGATGTTAATTTCATAGGTATTAGATTGTTAACTGGTAGTGATGCTCGTAGATTTATTGCTAACTCTACCAACTATGATTATGATACAACTGATAAGTTGATGAAGATCTGGAAGAAACAGAAATCTATTGCATTAGATAATACTGGATACAAAAAGTATTTTGGTATGTCATCGACTGCTCTTTCAAATGATAATACATTTGATGTTCAAGAAGATGCAACTAAATCACAGATCAAAAGAGCCTTCTCAAAATCACTCAATGCAAAGAAGCTAAATAAGAAGATACTATCAGAGTTCATGGAACTCATCGCATAATGGCAACTCTTGAAAGACACTCTTACAAAAAGGTAGATGGTGAATGGCAGATTACAAAAACTATGTCACTCACCTATGAAAAAATACCTTACAGTTTGAGTTGTCTTTCACAATGTCTTGTTAAACTTGAGGAGTGTTTAACTCCAGATCTATTAACACCGAAGTATAGAGAAGAGAATAAAGGTAATCCGATGTATGGCCATTGTTACCATACAACTCAGGCAATGTATTATTTGTTAGATACAGATACTTTAGATATCATGAGTGGAAAAGATTGGAGAGGAGATACACATTGGTGGTTGAGAGATAGAGAAACAAATAACGATATTGATATGACATCAGATCAGTATTATTCCATAGGTAAAGAACCACCTCATGAGGATGGAAAGATATCAAAATGGTATGGGTGGAAAGGAAGAGTTCATAAAAGAACATTGACACTCATTGGAAAAATGATTGGAGGTGCTGAGATACGGATAACCGAAGCCTTGTCAAATTAATAATTTACATATATAATTTATGTATATAAAATTAAAATTTACTTACTTAAATATATGACTACTTCTAGTATAAGGACTTTGATACCTTTTGTTGATGATAATTATGCATCGTTAATACAACATCCAGTATTTGCAGCAGTTATTGCAGATATTCCAGAATTTGAAGGATTGGAAAATGGAAGATTTGAAATCTTTGATATGTTTCTAATAACTTTAGATCAAGAAGATAATGAGGCTAGAGCTGGTGGAACTAGATTAAAAGAAAAAGATCTTGAAAAAGGTTGGGATGTAACACAAAAACCTTTAATAGTTGTTTACCATGAAGGTTCGGCTTATCTTTGGGATGGATTTAATAGATGGATTAAACTCGATTCTATGGGAATGACAACTGTACCTGTATGGTCAT